AGGCAGGGCACGGCTCTTGTACAGGTTGAAGCCTATTTGAACCAAAGGAAAATCTACCTGAAGACCAATGTTTACCTCAAGCCTGAATGCTGGAGTCGTGAGGGGGCACAAGTCATTAACCACCCCCAATCTAACGAACTCAACGCAATGCTCTATGAATACATCCTGTATCTGCAAGGCATAGAATTGGGGTATTGGAAGCGCGGAATACCTGCCACACTCTTACTACTGAAGGATGCTGTCAAGAAGAAAAGTACGGTGAATATCAGCTTCTCCACTTTCGCCAAATCAGCCATTGACAATTCGGACAAGAAGCAGTCCACCAAGGACAACCTGCACTCGACACTGGCGGTCCTGCATGATTTCCGTTCCGGATTGGACTTCAAGGACCTTACCTATACATTCCTTCGTGATTTTGAGCAATACTTGAGAGAAAAGGGCAATGCGGTCAATACGATAGCCAAGCACATGAGACAGCTCCGTACCTTGGTCAATGAGGCAATCAACCAGGGATATATGCACGCCGACGCTTATCCGTTCAGAAAGTACAAAATCAAACAGGAGAAAGGCAGACATGAGTTTCTTACCCCGGACGAGCTGAAGAAGCTGGAAACGGTCGAGGTGGAAGAGGAATCCATGCGCCATGTGCTCGATGCCTTCCTGTTTTGCTGTTATACCGGATTGCGCTATTCTGACTTCTGCCAGCTCACACCTGAGAATTTCATTAGGATAAACGGCAAGCGGTGGCTGTACTTCAAATCCGTCAAGACAGGGGTGGAAATCCGTCTGCCGTTACATCTGCTGTTTGAAAGCAGGGCATTGGGCATTCTTGACCGTTATCCGGATATAGGTAGTCTTGCATCCCTACCCTGCAACTCGGAAGTGAATAAGCAGCTTCGAAAGCTGGCCGGATTGTGTGGTATCAAAAAGCGGATAACCTACCATGTGAGCCGTCATACCTGTGCCACCCTGCTGGTTCATCAGGGAGTTGCGATTACAACAGTCCAAAAGCTGCTCGGACATACTTCCGTAAAGACCACACAGATTTATTCGGAGGTACTTTCCAGCACCATTGTGCGTGACTTGAAAAATGTTCAAAGGAAAAGGAAAAAAGTAAAGATGTTTCCCGATAAAGGCTTGAGAACATCTGATTTTATAGACAACCGGTAGATTTCATGAATCCTATTTGTTTTCTATTAATATTGTGACTCTTTAAATTCTTCGGATAATCGAAATATTGCTCCTAATTATTTTTTTCAATATGGATTGAATATGGAATAGTTTTCACTATCTTTGCAGTGTAACCAGGAGCTTGATGGCAATAAATATTGTCATCGGGCTCTTTTTTTATTGTCTATCTGTCGAATAATGGAATCCCCCGTCTGGCTTCACAGTCTGACGGGGGGAGGTTAATTCCAATCAATAATAGTTTTGAAAGAATCAGGTCAACAAAGTATTGACAAAGATAGTGAAATATGAATAGTAAGCAATATGGATATGGATTTATTTTGCATATATATAAATTCTCGGCATTTTTTTCAGGAAAGATAGGGACAGTTGAGAAATAAAGGAAACAGGATGAATAATTTATCATATAACAATTAAACGGTGAATGTAATGGAGATAGATATTGCAAACATTATTAGTGCTGCCGGAACATTGCTGGCAGCTTATTTCGCCTATAATCAGTATACCAAAAACAAACTGACTGATTTAAAAGTGGAATATTTTAAAAAAGAAGAGGAAAGAAGAAGTTACCACCGCAGCGAGAACTCCGCCAAGGTGTTCGGTGAGCTGTGGCGTGTACTTTATGAAACGAAAGCAGACAGGGTATATATCGTACAACCCCATCCTTTGGGGCATATAGCTTTTCTTTCGGTGCAGTTCGAGGTAAAACGAAAAGGTATAGCCGGGATGCGTGAAAACATCCAATCACTTCCCATGAGTGAAGTGGCCGTTTTTGCAGAAAATCTCGCAAAGAATCTTTTCATGTTCTATTCAGATATTGATAACCAGGTTAAGGATAAGGTTGCCAAATCTCTATTATCAACAAATGGATGCAACAGCGTCGCTATTAAACGGCTTAATTCATCTCAAGATTGGGTTGGAAATATCTTTTGTGAGTTTACAGATGAAACAGATTTGAATGAAGATGAACTTCATAAGGTCTTGCATGAAGCAGCAGTTAACATACAATATATCCTACCGGAATTCAAAGAAAATAAAATCGAATAATTATAATTAATGAGTAGTATGGCTGACGTAAGAAAACTTGCACCGTTTATTCTGAAATGGGAAGGCGGTTTTGTAAATGACCCTGACGATTTGGGAGGGGCTACCAATATGGGGGTGACTATCGGAACCTATGAGGCATATTGCCGAAAGAAAGGATATTCCAAGCCTACAGTTGAAAGATTGAAAAATCTCACAAAAGAGGAATGGACGGAAATCTTGAAAACCATGTACTGGGACAGATGGAAGGCTGATGAGATAAAATCGCAATCAGTTGCTAATATATTGGTTGATTGGGTCTGGGCATCCGGTGTGTATGGTATCAAGATACCGCAGGGGCTGATTGGCGTGATTCCTGATGGCATTGTCGGACCTAAGACACTTGCCGCAGTTAATTCCCGTAATCCGCGTGAACTGTTTGACCAGATCAAGATTGCACGGTTTGATTTTATCGAGGATATATGCCGGAAGCGCCCTGCAAATAACAAGTTCAAACGGGGCTGGATGAACCGTATAAATAATATCTCTTATGTTGGCTAAGATTATGAACTGGGTAAGCCGACATATATTGCTGGCTCCCTTCATGTGTCTGTTCCTGCTGTTTGCCTGTGGCAGCTCGCATAAGGCTGTCAAATCCGACACAGAAGTAATCAGGAAGGACAGTGCCAGTGAAACTGTCAACATCGTACACAGATCAACCACCTCTTTGAGCGAACTCATTACCACTAGTGGTAACTATGTGATTGATTTCCGTATCTATGATACCCGAAAACCGCCTGACAGCCTGACCGGGAAACCTCCGTTATTGGCTGACGGTCATGTAGAAGGTGATTTCAATAAGAAAGAGGATAAACAGACGGTAGTAGCCGATACTACGAATGTCAAAACTGATAAAAAAACGACTTCCGACGTTCATGAGAAAACCAAGACTGAAGGGGTAAAGGAGAAAAAAGAATCCACGCTGCTTAAACAAATCGGTTTTGTCTGTGCTTGTGTAACCGTTTTGATTGTCGTTATGCTGATAGTAAAACATTGGCGCAACAGACAAGCTTCATCATAAGACTTTAAATTTATAAATTGGACTGGGGGCTCGTGATGCACGATGCCCTCCTTTTTTGTAATACGTAATAATGTGACAACAAATATTTTTAGAAATAGGCAAATCCCTTTGAACAAATCTATTGGTATCTTGTTCAATAAAATGTGAAGTAGATTGTCAAAACGTAACTAATCTGAACCGTTTTGGCTTGTAATAAATAGGGGCGATAAAAAAAGGAACTGAATCATTCAGAAACAGTCCCAATTCTTTAATTTGTCATTAGTTAAAAAGTAAAATGTCATGTTTAACAACGATAGTTATCAAGGAATGTTAACCACATTACTTGTTATAATTTTACCAGTTGTCAGATCTTTAGCTGTTATGCGGACCGTTTGTGGTCTTTGGTTATTATAATAACTAGGTCCCAAACCACTTTCATAGTACGCTTCATCCAAAGGGCAATTGTGTACAATATTTATTCCTTCATTATTTCCCCGAATAGGCTTCATCCAAAATAATCCTCGTACTCTATATTTAAGCATACTATAAATTTGTTTTTGGACTTGATGCACCCCATTATCATCATACCAGTCCCCTATAATTGCATCAGGTAAAATTTTTTCTATAGAACTGATTACGATCTCAGGTTTCTGAGAATAAATAGGAGGTTCAATTTGCTTAGGTTCTGTTGTTTCAACTACTGTTTTACCTAAGCTATCAGTACGCTCAACAAAAATACCGATTGAATAAATCGCTTTATCAGCTATCGCCGTATAAGTACTATTATGAATAGTAAGATCAGCTTCATCGCAACGAAACACATTAAAACTTACATCTTTTCTAGTGGCCGTATGAGTATCACAAACGATTCCATTTTTATAAAGTATAGTTCCCCATTTAGATACTCCCTGTAATTTTTGAACATCATTGGTAAAAATCTCATACCAGAATTTTAGATAACGAGACTCCCTAAAAGTTATATTATAATCGAAAAGCTCAGTAGTATCAGGCCAGCTATTCTTGAATGATGGGATTATTTTAAAATCAACATCCTTTATATCAAGGATTTCCGAGGTTGTAAATGAGTTAAAATTATCAGCATATACATGTTCACCATCAACTATTGCAAATGCCCGATAAGTATATGTCATTTTAGATTGAAGCCCCGTAAGTTGAAAGTTGTATATACCATCTTCAATAATATCCCGGACTATCTCTTGTCTTTTACCAGATTCGTCAATAAATTCTACGCCTATTTTTTTAGTCCAAGGAATAACATTTTTATACTCACACGTTACAAGCGCCGTAGTTTTATTTTGGACTATAGCATCTCCTGTTACGAGTGTTATTCCCTCTATCTCCTGCTCAGGTAATGCCAGTATGATTTCATCAAATATAGGTAGTTTTATGGTTGGACATACACAATAATTTTTATTCTTATCAGGACTACTAAAACTTGTAGTCAACTCGACAGGGGAAGTTCCAGAAAGTCTATATTCAATCTTCTCTTCCGAATCTTCCACTTTCTTCTTTTTTTCATCCAACAATCTGAGGCCTAACTCAATTGGAAAAAATACATCTCTGTTTACATGATAAGACGCATCTATTTTATCACCTTTCCAGATTGCATCTATAGGTTCAAATTCAGGAAACAAATAATAATCTTTCTTTCCAATAGGAAGAGATAAGAATTCACGTTCCAGTTCCACTTCAATATTCGTTTTTTTTACAAACAAAGATGTTTTAACCGCAATTTGGGAGGTTACATTACAAGCTGTTTCCGTAATTTTACTATCTTTCAGTTTGCTATATATATTGTTTAAATCTTCTTGTTCATAGGATATTTCCGCAGCAATCGACGGACCGGCAGAAGCACCCAGCATACAGGAAATTTCTTTGTTATTAAATAATTTCATGCTAAAGTCTAAAGACAACCCGATACTGATTGTTCCATCCAATTGCAATGATTTTACAGATAATTCTTCATTGTCTTTTATTCTCTGACTTTCAAAACGGGATTCACCGTGCTCATAAATAAAACTCATTTTCCATTCTTGCTGTGAATGCTGTTCTGAATGATATTCGAACTCTCCTTCAAAGTTCATGAAGGCTGATAAAATAAATTCAGGTTGCAAAACTATCTGAGTCGCCACCCCCACAACCCCAGACGGCAACAAAGTAGGTTTTACAGGAATCTTCTTTATTTTTTTTCTGTATTCTCGGCTTAAAGCACCCTTTACATCAAAACTGGAACCATAAAAAGTTTTGCAGAAAAAAGAAAATTCAATATAAGGTTCTTTTTGCGCTTTCTTATCTATATCAATACGACATTGTAACTTTATCCCGATCCCTGCACCGCTTTCCATACTGCCTGACAGTGAACCCGAATCCGTGGTAGTTGAACTCCATTCTTTTTCTGATGCCTTACCAAATTCTATATTCCATCTTGTTTGCAATCCTACATACCCGTCCTTATCCCAATAAGGCGAACAAGGCAATATACTTCTACTGTCAGGAACATCCATATCGTCAAAAACGAGTTCCATAGGTTCATTTATATATAATTTATCAAATGCTTCTTCCAACGAAACAGACTCAGTTTGTATCTCATAGCCTCCTTGTGCTTTTACCACTTGCTTCACTTTGCCAAGGAAACCTGAGGGAAATTTTTCAGAAACTGCCCCATATAATAAGATACGACCGATTTCAGGCAAATCGGATTCCTTTATTGATGCGTCAATATTTAAAGAAGTACCTGTTACAGTATTGGTTACATACTTCTCCAATTCGTCACTTAATAAGATTGTATTCTCATTTAGAATCACATCGCCATTTTGTGGTTCGTTCGGTTCTACAGGCTTTTCAGGCTGCTCCGGCTCTTCTTTTTCGGGCAGTTCTTCTTCCGGTGAATCGGAAGAACAGGCATTAAAAATAAACGACAGCAATAATGCCATCAAAACGAAATACATTTTTTTCTTCATATTGCACCTTTTAATGATTATTTCAATAAGTGCAAATGTATTAAAATAATTGAATAAATCAAAACTGCTCTATGTAGTATATACACTATAATACATTATTAAGGAGCTAAAAGTGAAAAAACAGGGGTTATTCACTTTAAACTGAACTAGAATATTTTTATCCTCTCATAAAATCATAATATATATTTTGGGCAGTTAGGATATAATGAGTCCCAAAAGAAAAAAATAAGGCAGCCAAATAAGCTACCTTTTCCTGTTCTTCTGGAAACTTTCTTTACTTTACTTCAAAACACACCGATACTTCACTAAGTTTGCCCTTATGTAGTTGATAAACATAACATTCTACCATGTCCCCTTTAAACTCTTGAAGTTTACTGTTTAAATACTCCTTTATTTCATTTTTACAGTTAAAATACATATTCCATTCTTTTAAAATCGGTTCATCTGGACCACTCCATACTTCTAACGTACATGGACAATTCTTTATAATTCTACTCATTATGAAATTGTTTATATAGATGCGACATTGCTTCTACATAATATAACCTCAAAGGTGTCATACAATTTATAGACATTATACTAAACAATAAACAAAGATTTCCGATATAAAAAAAGTGAGGGGAACCACCCCCTCACCAAAGTCAAACCAAGCACTAAGAATTATGTTCTACATACTTGTGACTGCAAAGATATGAATTTTCTCGGCATTATCCAATAAAAAGAAATCCCCATGGCAGCTCAACCATGGGGATCAGGTGTCATAAGAAACAGCCATTAACCAGTAATGGACAGTGAGCCTATTTTTTCTCCTATTTCTTTCAGTGCACGGTTGAAGATACCTATTTCCTCATGATTCAGCGTATAGACCTTTCCTCGCACCTTATATCCATTTATGCGCTGATACAGCCAAGATGCACTCTTTCCAAAGTAGTTTCTAGCAATATAAGCCAAAGGCAATATCTCAACAGCCTCTTTTAGCTGTTCCCTGATTCTTAATTCCCGTTCTATGACATCCATACTGTTACTGATATCCTCCAGTCCCTGCATCATAAAGTTACTGAAGATGGTTTTCTCTTCATCCGTCAACTTCATTGCCTTTATTTCCGCAGACAAGGAATCAAATCTGGCCTTGCTTTCTTCGTCCGTTTTCCCTATATAGGTTTTCAGTTCTGCTAATTTTTCCTGTAAATTATCCATATCGTATAGTTTCAAAACCCCTCCCAAGAGGGGCTTTTTGTTAATCTTTCATCTTCAATAGATTGCCCAGCCTATCGAGCAAAATGTTCATCTGTCGTTCATACTCTTCAGAAGTTGGAGCAATCACCGTTTTCAAACTTTCATAATCTGAAATCATTTTTTTAACTTTCTCAATTTCCTGCTTTAGCTCTTCATCTGTCAT